AGACCTGGGCCGTGTTCGCGTCCGTCGAGGGCAAGCAAGGATCTGACCGGCTGCGGCCCGCTCAAACCATTTGGCGCGATCAGGTGCGCGCGGCTGGCGGTATCGCGGACGTTGCGCGGTCTCCGGAAGAGGCGCGGGCTATGTTTGCCGACGAACGGTAGCGGAATGGTATTGCGTTCCGCGCAATGGCTCGGCAAGATAGCCCCACGATCAAACACCGACCGCAACGCCACAGCCAACCGGCCGGTGGAAAGCCTGAGGGGGCGACATGCGTATCAATGAACTCACCAACGCGCCGCAGTGGCTCATCGACGCCGTAGTGCGTGATGAAGACGTGACCATCGACGAATACGGCCACGTGCAGTGGCATTCGGGCGAATGGATCAGAGGCAACTTCTGGGGCGGCGACTTCCGGGGCGGCGACTTCCGGGGCGGCGACTTCCGGGGCGGCGACTTCCGGGGCGGCAACTTCGGGGCGGCACTTCTGGGGCGAAAAAATTGCAATCAAGCCGCTGTGCATCTACGGCCTTGACTGGCGAGTCATCGTGACCGACACGATGATGGAAATCGGATGCCAGCGGCACACTCACGCCGCATGGTGTAGGTTCGGGAAGAAAAAAATCGCGGAGATGGATAGCGCCGCAGCGAAGGTGTGGGAGCCGAACAAGGCGTGGCTTCTTGAAGCCTGTAAGCAGCAGGCCGCACGCGCAAAGGCGATCATCGCGGAGAAAGCCGCATGAGCCCGCAGGAGATGGAATACAAATACATTCAGCCGACGAAAGTCGATTCCCCGGCGGTTGGGTCGCTTTACCAAGCGCGTGCCGGGAAGAAGCACGCTCACGCCGCGCTCAAGTCCCTGAGAGAAAACCTGAGAACGGCGCCGCTTGGCGGAAGCAGGGACGGCATCCGATTCAAGATCATGCTCGCGCAGTCCAGTCATAACGACTGGCTCCGCATGGAGCGTGACGCGTTGACCGCCATCGAAGCCCGCGCCCAGCAGCTGGGGATGACAACTCTGAAAATCCGCACCACAGGCACGCAGCCATGACCGCGCAGACCGAAGGCCAGACGACCACGGAATCCCGGAAGCCGCGCGCACTCGATCCGTGCTGCGGCAGTCGCATGATGTGGCACGACAGGCGAAACCCTGGCGTTGTGTTCGGCGACCAACGGAGCGAAACCATCGTCGTCACCGATCGCAGCCATGGAAACGCTGGCGGCACCAGAACGCTGCAAATCGAACCGGACGCGATGATCGACTTCCGCGCGCTCCCGTTCGCCGACGGCACTTTCAAGTTGGTCGCGTTTGATCCACCGCATTTGGTGCGCGCTGGGCCGCGTTCGTGGCTCGCTGCGAAGTATGGGAAGTTGAGCGACGACTGGCGCGAAGACCTGCGGCGCGGGTTCGCCGAGTGTTTGCGCGTTCTCGATGCCGACGGCGTACTGGTCTTCAAGTGGAACGAAACACAGGTGCCGTTGGGCGAAGTGGTCAAGCTAGCGCCGATAGCGCCGATGTTCGGTCACCTCTCCGGGCGCAAGGGGCTGACTCACTGGCTGGTATTCATGAAGCCCGCAAACGACAACACCGGAGCCAAGACCCCATGAGCACGAATAGCCCTAATAACCCGTTTTCACGCGAAGGGGCGGAATCGCTTGCACACACGGTAAGGCAGGCGCAGCGCGCAATGGAAGAGCACCCGCTTTCAGCTGTCCATATCAACCAAGGCTCAGCGGATGCTATGGCAGACGCTTACGATGCCGAATATCAGGCAAGCCGAACCATGACCACCCCGCCCAACGCGCCCGACCACGGCTGCAGCTGCGGCCGTCCCGATTGCCAATACGACAAGGCGTGGGGAAATCCTCTGCGCGAAACTCAGCCGGCACCAGACGCTAAGCCCAACGCGCCCGAGGTTGATGTGCTTGCTGCGTTTGGTCGGCTGCTGGCGGCTGATTTGGAGTATGACGCGGCTCTGGCGGAAAAATGGAACATGCCTAGCCCGGTCGACGATCAAACGATTGATCGCGTTGTTGCAAGGTTTAAGGCGGCCACCGATGAACGAGCCGCAGCCATCCGCGCATGCAAGGAACTCCGGAAATGACCGACCGTGCACCCTGCTACTACTGCAAAGGCGAAGGCAGCATTGAAGTCCGCCGCGATGTCGATGTCTACGAAGGGGAGATGTGCAGCGAATGCGAAGGCACTGGCGAATCGTCCAGGCGCGCAGGTGGTCGATACACCGGCCCGTCACGCGTCAACGATGCAATTCAGCGCATGGCATCGCTCCGCAGTTTCTACCTGAGCCGCAAGAGGATCGAAGCCGCGCGTCCTGCAGATTGGGTGCCGTCGATTTTCTCGCCTCGCGAACAGTCTGCGAAAGATGCCTATATCGATTACATGAATGCACGCATGCGAGCGATGCGCCCATGCTCGGGGCTTGCTCAGGCCGACATGCTGGCGATGGCTGCGCGATGCGTGAATCGCATTGGCGAGATGAGGAAATGCGCATGACCGACCCCCGCCCACCGCTAACCAAGCGAGATATTCCGATTGCGGCGCTGTGCTACGCCGTCGTCTACATCCCGATCATTTTGGCCTTGTGGCCGTGGAGTGAGTGATGCCAACTGAAAGATGGGCGCTTGTGCCGGTTGAGGCGACGCCGGAGATGCGCAAGGAAGGCAAGGAGGCAATGTCCAAGTATGGCAGTCGCGTCTCGACATTCATGGACGCAGACGTGTGCTACGCAGCCATGCTCAACAAAAACCCCGGCGCCGCGCTACTGGCCGAAGTGCTGGCGGCGAGGGATGCGTACATCGAACGAATGCCTGAGCGAATTTCAGAGTACGAGTACAACCTACTCGCCGCGCTGGACAAGCTCGGCCCCGCTGCGGAGGGTGAGACGTGAGCGTAAAACGTAGACATATCGCTATGGCGCGGGCTGCGGCTCGCTGCACTCGGCACAGCGTCTATTACCGTGGCGCGTTGATCGAATACGCGCGATCCGTCACTGCAATTCGGCGCTGGCACCGCGTCGCCAACCACAAAGGACCCAAATCATGACCACCACCGCACTATCCGAAGTGCTTGCCGAGATGCGCGCAGAAGAGTGTAAGGACCGCGCCCAACTTTCAAGCCATGTCCGCGTATGGGCCGACCGCATCGAATCAGCGCTTGCGAGCGCTGAGCCGGTGGCGTATGAAGAAAGAATGCGGCCGGCGTGGGATGAGCGGGCACCTTGGACGCCGTGGGAGCGGTGTTCTCGGGAATCATACGAAAACTTTGCATCCAAGCCGAATCCGTGGATTTCAAATGACTGGGAAATTCAGCACCGATCCCTCTACACCCACGCCCAGCCCGCCGCGAAGGTCGAGACGCCCGGCTACAAGTTGAGCGACGAACAGATCGCGACACTACTATCCGAAGGGTTGAAGCCCGAGGAAATCGGCGGGACGGCAGAAGTCCAGCATGCCCGCGAGGCCGCAGGGCGCGCAGATGCGGTGCCGGATGGCTATGCGCTAGTTCCTGCCATCCCGACGGAAGCGATGACTGACGCTTACTGGCGGGCCGTGGTGCTGCCGGACAATGCGCGACTGTCTGATCGCCCCAAGGCTGTAGCTAGATGGCAGGCGATGCTGTCGGCTGCACCACTCCCCCAGCACCCGCCAGCAACACGTGTACAGGTGGTGACCTTGTTCGGCCACCCCAAGAGAAATTTGTATCACCGCCCGCAGGGCCTTAGCGAGACGGTCGGTGGATTTGATCTACGTTCACGTGAGATCGGGGCTGCCATTGAACCGTTTGGAGTCGTCAACCAGCAGTTGACAGCTGGCGATGTCGTTTCGCCCGCACACGCTGCCGACATTGACCCGTGGGCGACTCTAATCGTGCTGTGCGAGGCGCTGGGAATCGATATTCAGGAAGCGCGCTCCGTGCCGGGCAAGCCGTCCGACGTGATTCTCGAAGCCGCGCGCAAGAAGTTCAGCGAGCCCGCGCACGCTGGGGCGGGAGCCGAGGCGTTGACCCATGAGGTCAGCCGATGGTGTAGCGGCGACGATGCGTGGTCGAACTGGCAGCCATGCACTGCAGAAAAAGCGGCGGAGTACGCAAAAGATGATTTAGTCAAATTCCGCAGACTGACAGGAGGCGACCATGCGTGACGACATCACGCGGCTGGCGGACCTTGTGCTGGCAAATATCGATGGCCCGATCGGCGCCGATGAGGAAGAGGGCGACCCCGGATTCATCTGCATTGGCGTTGACGACGCAAAGCTGATCGAACGCGAACTCCGCGCCCTCGCACGCACGGACCATATCGAGGATAAGCTCGGGATGGTGCCGGCGGAAGCAAACGAGTGGGCGTTCGAGGATAAGAAGCGCATGCGCGGAGACTACGCAGCAGCTGCAGGCTGGAACGCTTGCCGTGACGCCATGCTCGCCGCAGCCCCAGCGCCCGACCGCTCTGCCGCCGTCGAGGGAATGGTGGTCAATGGGCTGGAACTGGAATACGTGATGACGCTGGTGGATGCCGCCGCCCCCGGTCCGTGGCTGTGGTCGGAAAACGGAAACATCGTCCCGGAGCAATACACCGACGACTGCGAAATAGCTGCCGTCTATTCCGAGCGCGAAGACGACGGCTGTCCTATCAACGCATCGGCAATCATCGCGGCTGTGAACTGGCTCCGTGCAAACGGCAGAGCAATGCTCGGCTCACACTTTGTTTCTATTCCCGTAGAGGCTACACACGCCGTTTCTACGGACGACGCCGATTCGGGAAACAACGAAGTCGCACCAAGAGCTGGCGACGATCTTCTGTACCGAATCGACACGTACGGATTGCACGGCGGGTTATCGGATGCAGACTTCCGCAGCAACGTCGAGCCAATTCTTGAGGATATCCGTGGATGGCTTCTCGGGTCCGGCTACGTTCCTGCCGTCTGGCCAAACAGCGAAAAACTAACCACATCCCCAGAACGTGTACAGATTCCGGCAGAAAGTGAACATGTCGCGCCTTACGACCGCTGCCCGAAATGCACAGCGCACATGCCGGTTGGGCAGACTTGCGGCGGGGTGAATTGTGGGCTGAGGAGAGCCGAATGAGAGGCTTTGGCTTTCAATATGACTGCGTAACCGGAAGGACTCGGAACTGGTATTCCGGGCCTGATGGAATCAAACGATGGGCCGACAATGGCGAAGACGTTGACCTGATTCAAAAGTTCCCACACCCCGGCAGCGGAACCCCAGCCCAGCCCGGCTCGTGCGTCTTTGATGCGTGCCCGAGGAAATGACGATGAAACTGATGTCACTGCGAATCGATCTTGAAAAGTACGGCACGAACAAAGGCCAGTATTGCGGGCAGGCTGTTTTCTCGGATAACACCGGGACAGTCAGCCTAAACCTCAACGAACACCACATCGAAGAGATGTTTAAGGTATGTGCCGACAGCATCATCGATGTGTCGAAGGCTGCGGCTAGGATGATGACTGCGGCGGTCATTGAACAGAAAGGCAATGCGCTTCCGCTTGATGGTAGCGGCCCGAGGAGAGAGAAGTGAGCGAGCTTAAGCCGTGTCCATGGTGTGGCCCCGGAAATAGCATTGTTTCCGCGTGGTTCGACACCTCGTCAAATCGGTATCGCGTGAACTGCGGCGCATGCGGATCATCGTCCGGCGTCCCTGCGCGCGATAAGTCTGAATCTGCAGCCATCGCCGCATGGAACCGCCGCGCCGCGCCTGTCGTGACGGAGGAGATGGTGGAGCGTCTAGCCAAGCATCTTTGCCGCGAAGAATGGAAAGACCGCTGCCCCACGGTGGAGCAGATGACTGCGCAGATGAAGCATGCCCGTCGTTACCACGACGAGGCCCGCGCCGCCCTCACCGCTGCGCTGGGGGATGGGAACACCGCCCCGCCACCCGCCGACCAGCGGTAACACCCAACCCGAAAAACGAAATACCATCTAAACCCGCGAGGACAGCGCCGGCCAGCGTTTCCGGAGACCCCAGGCTTCGGATTACTCGCAACCTATTCCCTGGGGGAAATGTGAACCACAACGAACGCGGCATTGACTTCAACAGCATCCGTGCCGGCAATCCCATAGCCGAGACGATCAACCGGTTCATAGAAATCAAGCGGCGCGGATCTGAGTATGTCGCGCGCTGTCCGTTTCATAACGACAAGTCGCCGTCGTTCTGCATCGTTCCCGCGAAAGAAAAAGCGTTCTGCATGTCGTGCGGCTGGCATGGCGACGTGATCGACTTTGTCGCAGCCTTCGACGGAATCGATACGGCCGAGGCCGCTCGCCGTCTTGGCGGCGAACCCGAAGCCCGGCAGCTTCCCGCGTCTCGCCCCGCGCTTCCCGAACTGCCGCCTGATGATGCCGAAGCCTGGACGCCTGTCCTGCCGGCGCCGGCGCATGCGCCCGACTACGATCCGGCGCTGACATTCAATCCGCGATCGCACGACCGCCGCACGAACACCTTTGGCCGCGTCGTCGACTGGTCGCGCATCATGACGCGCCGGGATTCGTACCGCGCGCTGATGGCCGGATCCTCGGCTACGTCGTTCGGCTCGAAATCGACGGCCAGAAGCTGACGCCGACCGTGACATGGTGCCGGCACGAGGACGGCCGCGAAGCATGGTGCTCGGCCAAGTTCCCCGATCCGCGCCCGCTGCAGGGTCTGGATGCGCTCGCAGCGCGCCACGATGCGCCGGTGCTGGTCGTGGAAGGCGAGAAGTCCAGGGACGCCGCAGCGGGCGCCCTGGGCGGTTTCGTGGCCGTCACATGGCCAGGCGGGACCAACCATATCGATAAGGCCGACTGGACCCCGCTCGAAACGCGCGCCAGCGTCACGCTATGGCCCGACGCCGACCGCCCGGGCCGCGATGCCATGGTCAAGCTGGCCGCGCGCCTACACGCTGCAGGCGTGCCCGTGCGCATCGTCGACACGACGGACTTGGAAACGGAATTCGGGGAAGGCGCCGACATCGCGGACATGGTCGCCGCCCGCTGGACTGCTGCGCAGATCGTGGCGTGGGCCAGGCCGAGGGCTTCGGTGTATGCGCCGGCCCCCGATATCGGAATTCCGATATCGGATCACCACCCCGGTGAAACCCCTGTAAAACCCGTCAGCACCGAGAAAAAGCAGGCTGAAAACAATGGTTTGATCACCAGGGTGGATCCGGCCGATAAGGGAATTCCCGTTTCGGGAAATAACCCCGTCGTAAAATCAGCAGCGCCGCCCGAAAACGACCGGGGAAATCGCGCGCAAGGCTCGGCAGGGGATACCGTCCGGGCGACGCCGCCAACAGTTTCCGAGGTTGCCACACGATCTGAGCCGATTGCAACACCCGCGACCGATCCCGATCCGCCAGCGCACCGCGTTACGGCCGAACTGACCGAGACGACCGAAAACCCGAACGCGGACGACGTGCCCGAGCTGTATTCCGAGGACAACGTCGCGCTCAGATTCTCACAAATCTATGCCGACGACCTGCGCTACGTCGCGCCGTGGGGTCGCTGGATGCGCTGGAACAGCCAGCGATGGATACACGAGGACACACTCGAAGTCGCCGACTTCGCCCGCAAGGTGTGCCGATCGGTCGCCGCGTACGTGCGCACCGACGTCCAGCTGACGCCGAAACAGCAGCAGACCGTCGCGAACAAGTACGGCGCCGCGCAGACCGTGTCCAATATCGAGCGATTCGCCAAGGCCGACCGCCGCCACGCCGCCACGATCGCGCAGTGGGACGCCGATATCTGGGCGCTCAACACCCCCGCCGGCGTCGTCGATCTGCGCACCGGAGCGCTCACCAGTGGCGCGCGCGAGGCGTACATGACCAAGATCACCCGCGCTTCACCCGGCGGTGCCTGCCCCGCCTGGATCGCATTCCTGCACACCGCCACGGCCGGCGATGCCGACCTGATCGGCTTCCTGAAACGCATGGCCGGCTACTGCCTCACCGGCTCCACGCGCGATCACGCCCTGTTCTTCGTCTACGGCACCGGCGGCAATGGCAAGGGCACGTTCCTGAACACCCTGCAGTGGATCCTCGGCGACTACAACCGCACCGCCGGCATGGACGTCTTTACCGAGAAGAAGCACGACAGCCACCCGACCGAGCTCGCCGCGCTGATGGGCGCCCGCATGGTCACCGCGCAGGAAACCGAGGAGGGCAAGCGGTGGGCCGAAGCCAGGATCAAGGCCCTCACCGGCGGCGACCCGATCACCGCCCGGTTCATGCGCCAGGACGATTTCACGTACGACCCGCAGTTCAAGCTGGTCATCGCCGGCAACCACAAGCCCGGGCTGCGCAACGTTGATGAGGCGATCAAGCGGCGCATGCACCTGATCCCGTTCACGGTCGAGATACCAGAATCCAAGCGCGACACGCGACTGTCCGAGAAGCTGCGAGCCGAAGCCGGCGGCATCCTCGCGTGGGCGATCGAAGGGTGCTTGGAGTGGCAGCAGACCGGCCTGCAGGCGCCCGCAGCAGTCATCGCGGCGACCGATGAGTACCTAGAGCAGGAGGATCAATTTGCGAACTGGATCACAGATTCTTGCGAGGTCGGAAACTATGCGCACGCGGCGAAACCGCTCTATCTGTCCTACAAGGCATGGGCAGACCGTGCCGGCGAGTTCGCAATTCCGCAGAAAAGGTGGTCAGCGAAGATGATCGCCAAGGGGTTCACCAAGAAAGAGACATCGGGCGCGAACATGTATTGCGGAATTCGGGTGCGTTATGACGACATTTGAGCCCTTATAAATCAACAAAATGGAGGGAGATGGAGCCAAATCCCATTCCCCCAGTATACGTGCGCACATATGCGTACACGCGCATATAGAGAAACAATAGGATTTCCCTCCATCTCCCTCCACATACTCCAAAGCCTGAAAAAGTACGGAGCGAAATCAGCCCCGAACTATTGCGCCAACCAACCCCGACAGCTAGGATCGAAGCCATGCCTCGCGAATCCACATACACCCCCGAACGACTGCAGCCCATCCTCGACCGAATGAGCCGAGGCGAACCGCTGGCGCGCATCTGCCGCGATGAGGGCATGCCCGACGACGACACCGTGCGCGACTGGGGGAAGGCAAACCCCGACGTTGAGCGGGCCATCGCGCGCGCGCGCGACCGTGGCGAGGACGCGATCGCCGCAGACTGCCTGGAGATCGCGGACGACTCCGGCGGCGACTACCGCATGGGCGAGAAGGGTCCGCTCGTCGACCAGGATCACATCCAGCGCGCGAAGCTGCGGATCGACACCCGCCTCAAGCTGCTGGCGAAGTGGAACCCGAAAAAGTGGGGCGACAAAATCGAAGTCGAGAACAAGGGCAACATGGCCGTCGCCGTCACGATCCAGCGGCTTGCGGATGGGCCGGCGACGGGCGCGCAGGATGGCGAGGGCGAGCCGGTATGAGCGACCAGCCAATCCGCCGCGAAGGCATGCGCGAGGTCAGGCTGCCCGATGGCGTGACCCTGATCGATGCCTGCGTTTGTGCCGGCCGGCTCTTTGCGTTCACCGACGCCGGCACGTTTGAAGTCGCCGATGGCGTCGCCCGCCCGCTCCCGATTCTTGGCGTAGAAGAGGGCAAAGAATGGGAGCGTGCCAGGCAGGAATTAGCGGCGCGAGCGCTGGCGAAAAATACGGACACCACCGCATGACCACCACCCTCATCCTCCCCGAATCCGCCCACCTAGACGTCCAGCGAGGCCGCGACTACGCCAAGCGGCTGAACGAGACGGTCGAGAATTACCGGCAGCAGGGCCGCGAAGTGGTGCAGGTCCGCGTGTCGGCCGACGTAGCGAACGCGATGCGCGCATTCTTCCAGCACGCATTCGCCGAGTTCGACGGCGTGCTGCCGCGTCGGGTCATGGGCGTGCCGTTGTTCGAGGGCGGCACCGGTGGGCGCGACTACCAAATCCACCTCGCCAGCGGCGCCGAGAAAACGCACTGAACGCGAAAGTCACCAACATCGTGCTGCCGGCGAATGGGTGGAGGCCGCGCGGCTATCAGATGCCCGCATGGGCCGCGCTTGAGCATGGCGTCAAACGCATCGCACTGTGTTGTCATCGCCGTTGGGGCAAGGACGAGATCGCGCTGAACTGGACGGCCATCGCTGCGCACCAGCGCATCGGCACGTACTGGCACATGTTACCGGCTGCGAATCAGGCCCGGCGCGCGATCTGGCGCGCTATTGATGAAGAGCGCGGCAAGCGCCGAATTGACCTTGCTTTTCCGAAAGAATTACGCGCCAAGACGCTCGACGACGAGATGCTGGTCGAGTTCAATATCGGCTCCACGTGGCAGGTGCTGGGATCAGACAATTATGACGCAGGCATCGGCTCGCCGCCCGTCGGCGTCGTGTTCTCCGAATACGCAATGGGTGACCCGAACGCCTGGGCCTTCATCCGCCCGATCCTGCGCAAGAACGGCGGCTGGGCGATATTCATCTCGACGCCACGCGGCCGGAATCATTTCGCGCGGCTGGTCGAATATGCGCGCGCCAACCCTCAAAAATGGTTCGGCCAGATCCTCGGCATCGACAAGACGCTGCAGCTGACCGAAGCCGAGATCGACGAAGAGCGCCGCGAGCTGGCCGCCGAACGTGGCGACAAGGAAGCCGATGCGATCATCAGGCAGGAGTATTACTGCGATTTCGACGCACCGATGCCGGGCGCGTACTACGGCGACCACATGTCGAAGGCTGACAGCGAGGGGCGCATTGGCGACTATCCGTGGCTGCCGAATCTGCCCGTTGGCATCGCGTCCGACCTGGGTCATGGTGATCAGTTTGTGAACTGGTTCTATCAGCAGCTGCCGTCTGGTCGGATTCGCATCATCGACGTATTGCCCGGCTCCGGCGTCGGCATCGACTACTACGCGAAACGGATCACTGCGCTGCCCTATTCGGTCGTCGATACGATCTGGCCGCACGACGGCGGGCACGGCAACATCCGCGACGTGAACGGCACGAATCTGGTCATGCAAGCGAAGGGGCTTGGCTGGCATCCGATCCGCGTGCTTGAGCGCGACCCGAGCGTCGACATGGGTATCCAAGCCGTGAGGCAGGTGTTCCCGCTGTTCGAGTTCAACACGCAGCCATTGCCGCACATGAAGCCAGACGGCGAAATGGAATCGATGGAAGAGGCCCGCGCACGTATGGCCCGCGCGCTGGATGCAATCAGGCAATACCGCCGCGAGTACGACGAAAAACGCAAGTGCTTCAAAGACGCGCCGCTGCACGACTGGTGCTCGGACTTCGCCGACGCCCTGCGCTACCTCGCCCGAGGCCGCAAGCCGTTCCCGAACGTCGCGTCGTCGTATCCGAGTTCGGGGCGGCCGGCTCGGGCTATCATGGATTGACGCAACGGGACCAATGTGGCAGCCTCCGGCGAAATCGGCTTGTGAGGCCAGCGCCGCGTGAAAACCCCCAAGATTCCCAAGCAGCAGACGCCAGCGCCCGCGCCGCCGCCGCCGACCATCGATCAGGCACAGGTGAATGCCGATCAGGCTGACCGCCTCCGTCGTCGTCGCGGCCGACTGGCGACCATCTTCGCCGGCAAGCGTACCGGCGGCGGGGCGGCTCCGACTGCTGCGCCAAGCACGTTGACGGGGCAGTGAGCATGCGCCGAAGCAAGCTCTACTGCGGCGTGATGCTGGCCCTGGCCATCGAATTCGGCCACGTCGGAACCTACTGACCATGGCCGACGGCACCGGCAAGGCGACCGGCTCCCGCGAAGTCGCGGACGACGTGTTGCGCCTGCATTCGGCCATGGCCGCCGATCGCTCGACGTTCGAATCGCACTGGACCGAACTCGAATCCTTCATCTCGTTCAAGGGCCGATATTTCCAGCACGCGAACATGACGCCCGGCGCGAAGTCGACCGACCGCATTTTCGACGTGACCGCGCCGCTGGCGGCTGACCGATTCGCCGCCGCTTGCGAGTCGATGATCACGCCACGCACCGCCCGCTGGCATGGGCTTGCGCCGGCCGATCCGACGCTGCGAGAGATCAAGGCGATCAAGGACTGGGGCGAAGAGGCCACGAACGCGCTGTTCGCTGCCCGGTACGCACCCGAGGCCAACTTCGCGAGCCAGATCCACGAGTCCTATTGGTCGATTGGCGTCTATGGCACCGGCTGTGTGTTCGTCGACGACGTGCTCGGCAAGTCGCTGCTGTACCGCTCGATTCACCTGTCCGAACTGTTCCTGGCGGAAAGCGCCGCCGGCCGCATCGATACCGTGCACCGCCTGTTCCGCCCGACGCTTCGGCAGATCGCGCAGCGGTTCGGCGAGCTGTCGCTGCCTGAGAAGTTCCGGGCGAGGCTCGAAAAGTCGCCGGAAGATCGGACCGAAGTCATCCATTGCGTGCGCCCGAATGGCGAGCGCAACCGAGCGCGCGCGGACTATCGCGGCATGGCGCTTTCGAGCTATTACGTGCTGTGCGACGGCCGCGCGGTGCTGGATGAGGCGGGCTATCGGACGCAGCCGTATTGTGTCGGCCGCTACTCCACGTCGCCGCGCGAGGTCTACGGGCGCGGCCCGGGCATGATGGTATTGCCCGAAATCAAGATGCTGAACGAGATGCGCAAGTCGATCTTGCGTGCTGCGCAGAAGGTCGTCGATCCGCCGCTGTTGCTGGCTGACGATGCGATCGTGCGCGCGTTCGACTTGCGGGCCGGCGCGCTGAATTACGGCGGGCTGAACTCGATGGGCGAGCAGCTGGTCAAGCCGCTGATGACCGGCGCCCGCGTCGATATCGGCGACGACATGCTCGAACAGGCACGCAGGCCGATTAATGACGCGTTCCTGATCACGCTGTTTCAGATCCTTGTCGACAACCCGGGCATGACCGCAACCGAGGCGATGCTGCGCGCGCAGGAAAAGGGGCAGCTGCTGGCCCCGACGATGGGCCGCGTCCAGGGCGAGAAGATCGGCTCGATGATCGAACGCGAGCTCGACATCATGTCCGCCGCTGGCCGCCTGCCGGAGATGCCCGACGAGCTGTTCGAAGTCGGCGGACTGGTCGAGATCGAATACGTCGCGCCGCTGAACCGGTTGCAGAAAGCCGAAGACAGCATCGGCATCCTGCGCACGTTCGAATCACTGGCGCCGCTCGCACAGATCGACCCGACCATCTCCGATGTCGTCGATCCCGAGCAGGCGCTGCGCATCATGGCCGATGTCAACGGCATGCCGTCGAAGGCGCTGCGGTCGCCCGAGGCCGTCAAGGCGATGCGCGAGGGCCGGCAGGAACAGCAGCAGATGCAGGACTTGCTGCAGGCCGCGCCGGTGGCCGCATCGGCCGCGAAGGATTTGGCGCAGGCGCAGTCGATGTCGCGCTCGGCGCCAGGGCCGTTGCCGGGGATTGGGCTATAACCCGAACCCATGAACAAACTCCAAGAACTACTCTTCCGAAAACGCCTCGCCTACCAGCCGTGCTTTCTCGACGACAAGGGAAATCTGACAGCGGCCCCGAAGATCGTGT